AAGATTTCTTCCCCAACATCCTGACCGAGGTCCCTGGCGCGGCAGAGGTGGTGGTGGTCAACGCAGTGCGCAACGCCTGCATCGAGTTCTGCGAGAAGAGCCTGGTCCTTCAGCGCGACCACGATCCGGTCACGTTGAAGTCTGGCGTGGTGGATTACGACCTGGATCCGCCCAAGGGCTACATCGTCGTGAAGGTGATGAAAGCCTGGCTCGAGGACAACCAGCTCACGCCTCTGGCGCCTGACTTCGTGCGTGAAGCGTCGGTCTACAACCGCCTGTTCACCTCGTACCAGGACAAGTCCAGCACGCCGCAGTTCTACCTTCAGAAGGACGAGCGCTCGGTCTCCGTTTGGAGTCCGCCGGACAAGGACTACGTCAACGGTCTGACCATGCGCGTGGCCCTGAAGCCGAGTCGAGCCAGCGAGGGGATCGAGAGCGTGATCCTCGAGGACTACGCCGAGACGATCGCAAGCGGCGCTCTGTCTCGCCTGATGATCAGCGTTGGCAAGCCGTACAGCAACGAGAAGATGGCGGCAGTTCACAGGACCCTGTTCCAGCAGGGCATCAACGTGGCTCGCCAGCGCGGCACCCACGGCCAGGTCCGCTCGATCTTGAGCGCCAAGCTCCGGAGAATTTGATATGCCAGCAGCAAGCTACGACTTCGAGATCGAACAGGGCGCAACCCTGTTGAAGCCGATCGTCTGGAAAGACAGCGCCGGAGTACCCGTCAACCTGACTGGATACTCGGCCAAGATGCAGATCCGCAAGAGCGCTGCTTCGGACGAGGTCTTGCTCGAGATGTCCTCGACCAACGGCAAACTAGCGATCACCACTGGTTCAGGCTCTGGCGCCGGGACGATCACGATGATCTTCAGCGCAACGACGACTGCGGCCATCACCTGGTCGCGGGGCAAATACGACCTTGAGCTCACCTCCGCCGACGGAACGGTGACCCGTCTCATGGAAGGCGAAATTACGGTTTCCAAGGAGATCACGCGATGAGCGATCTGGTCGTTGTCGAGGAGGTTGGCGCGACCGTCGTCGTACAGGAAGTCTCTTCGGCTCAAATCGTTGAGGTGACTGCGCAAGGACCGCAAGGCCCACAGGGCGTACAAGGTCCGCAGGGCGTAAAGGGCGATTCCGGTGACGTAACGCCTGCCGCTACGGCGGCAAAGAACGCCGCGGAAGCAGCCGCCGCAACCGCCGTCAACTACGCGAACGCCGCCTCCGGATCCGCCACAGCAGCGGCGAGCTCGGCAACCTCTGCCGCAAACAGTGCGACGACGGCCACATCGGAGGCAAACACTGCGACGGCTCAGGCAGCGACCGCTACGACCCAGGCTTCCAACGCCGCTGGTTCTGCAACGCTGGCGCAGAACTGGGCTACAAAGACTTCTGGCGAGGTTGTGACTGGGCAGGGTTACGGCGCCAAGAAGTACGCCATCGACGCCGCGAGCTCGGCAACAACGGCAACAACGTCAGCGACTAGCGCCGCAAACTCAGCAACCGACGCCGCGACGTCAGCCACCAACGCGGCCAGCAGCGCATCCGGCGCCTCAGCGAGCGCAACGTCAGCGTCAAACTCGGCCACCACCGCCAGCGCCAATGCGAGCGCGGCCTCAACGTCGGCCACCAACGCATCTAATAGCGCAACAGCCGCTGCCGCGTCTGCTTCATCTGCTCAGGGCTCGGCAACGACTGCTACCTCTCAGGCCGGAGCCGCGTCGTCAAGTGCGTCAGGTGCCGCTGCCAGCGCATCAAACGCCGCCACGAGCGCGACCAATGCAGCCAACAGCGCGACGTCCGCCTCCGGGTCTGCTACGACCGCCACTACGCAGGCAGGCATTGCCACGACGAAAGCCGGAGAGGCATCGACCAGCGCAACGAATGCAGCTACCAGCGCATCGTCTGCCAGCGCCAGCGCTACCAACGCGGCCTCCAGTGCGACTGCTGCCGCGACCGCAAAGGCTGGCGCAGAGTCGGCTCGGGATTCCGCCCTGGCTGCGTTTGCCAACTTCAACGATCAGTACCTGGGACCGAAGTCTTCCGACCCGACGACCGATAACACTGGCGGAGCTCTTGCCGCCGGCAACCTGTACTACAACACCAACTCAATGGCCTCCGGTGGAGGCATGAAGGTGTACGACGGAACGGTCTGGCTTGCCGCGTACGCGTCCCTGACCGGGGCATTGCTGACCGCAAACAACCTGTCCGACCTGGCAAGCGCATCTGCGGCCAGGACCAACCTGGGTCTCGGCAACGTCGAGAACAAGAGCTCGGCCACCATCCGCGGTGAGATCACATCGAGCAACGTCACAACCGCCCTGGGGTTCACTCCGTACGACGCGTCGAATCCTGCCGGGTATGTCGGCACCTCAGCGTTGTCTTCGTACCTGACCAGCGCCACTGCGGCCAGCACCTACGCTCCTTTGGCCAGCCCGACGCTGACTGGTGTGCCTGCCGCCCCCACTGCCGCGGTTGACACCAACACGACTCAGCTTGCCACGACCGCCTTCGTGATCGGTCAGGGCTACCTCAAGTCCGCAACTGCCGCCTCGACGTATCAAACGCAGTCAGGCATGAGTTCGTACTTGACGACCTCGTCTGCGGCTTCCACGTACCTTACGCAAGCGAATGCCTCTTCGACGTACCAGACTCAATCTGGGATGTCGTCGTATCTGACAACTGCCAGCGCCGCCTCTACGTATCAGACGCAGGCGGGCATGAGCTCGTACCTGACGACGGCATCTGCGTCATCGACCTACTTGACGCAGGCCAACGCGGCGAGCACGTACCAAACCATTTCCGGGATGTCGTCCTATCTGACGACTGCCAACGCCGCTTCGACGTACCAGACGATTAGCGGCATGAGCTCGTACCTGACCACGTCGTCAGCATCGAGCACGTACCTGCCCCTGGCCGGCGGATCAATCTCCGGCAACCTGAACTTCAGTGGCGCGAACGCTCGCATTACCGGAGACTTCACCACCACCAGCCGGCTTCTCGTCCAGACCACCTCGGCCAACAGCAATACCGTCTTTGGACTGATTCCAACCGGCACGGCGGTCAACTCGCAGTTCCATGTCTGGGGCGCTGCCGACATCACCAACGCACCGCTTGGCGCGTTCACGATCAACTCGGCGCAAGTTCAGATTCAGTCCACTGCGGCTGGCACCGGAACCGTTCTGCCGTTCCGGGTGCTGGTTGGGACAACCGAGGTATTCCGCGCGACCACCGCCGCCAACTTCCTGATTGGCACCTCGACCGACAACGCGACCGACAAGCTCCAGGTCAACGGCACCGTCAGCGCCACCGCAATCAACAGCACTCGGGTGAACGCTCGAGTCTCGGTGACTACCAGCGCGTCCTCTTTGACGCCGGACATCAGCGCCTACGACTCGTACCAGTTCACTGCTCTGGCCGCAACGCTGACGATCAATGCCACGACTGGCGGTACGCCCCTGGCTGGCAACAAGCTGATCTTCCGTTTCAAGGACAACGGTACGCCGCAGACGATCTCCTGGACGACGTCCGGCGCCAACTCATTCCGCGCAATCGGCGTGACACTCCCAACCACAACCACGGCCAACAAGGTCACGTACGTTGGCTGTATTTACAACGCCGCCGAATCCTTCTGGGATGTGGTGGCGGTGACGACACAGGTATAAATATGAAAATCGATTTTTCATTCGCCACTGCGTACGGCGATTTCCGCGATGCCATTCATCTTCCTGATGACCATACGTACACCGAGGAAGAGCTCAACGCAATGAAACAGGAGCGCCTGAACAACTGGCTGGCTCTTGTGTCTTCACCGCCTGTCGCGGAGTAAGTGAATGGCTAACAGATACTGGCGTGGAGGATCCGGTTCGTGGAACGCAACGAACACGACCAACTGGTCAGCCACGCCCGGCGGTGCAGGCGGAGCGTCTGTTCCAACGTCTGCTGATTCTGTTTTCTTTGATCGGACTGGAACCTATACTGTCGAGCTGAATGGCATTGGTGGAAATATCCCAACTTGTCTGGATTTGACGGTCTCTGCCGGGAACGTGACCTTTACAGACGCTGTTGGCCCAGCAGCAATATATATCTATGGGTCATTTACGCTCAGCAGCGCCACTAGTTGGAACTCCACCGCCAACCTAGTGTTTCAGTCCAATGGAACCAGTAAAACGATAACAACGAACGGTAAAACGCTGGGCAACACCAGCATCACGCTCAACGGCTCTGGCGGCGATGTATGGACGCTTGGGTCGGCGTTTAGTACAGGATACACAAGTTCGTTTACGCTTAGTGCTGGCACGCTGAATACGGCGGGCTATTCCTTCTACGCCAACACCTTTAATACAAACAATCAAAACGTTCGATCGTTGGTGCTCGGCGCATCGGCGTTCTTGACCACCGTATGGTCAATCACCGATGCTACCAATCTTACATTTAATGCTGGCACATCAACAATCACACATACCGCACAGTCAACCAACTTCGACGGAGCCGGACTGACGTATTACAACGTTAGCATCGTTCCGACGGTTAACGTGTTTTCAGCGACCGTTACCGGAGCAAATACATTCAATAACCTCTCGTTTGGGCCAGCACTATTTGCAAGCTCAAATCCTTACCGAATTGGATTCTCTGATAATCAGGTAATTACGGGCACTCTTGATTTTGGCACGAGCGGTGACGTAACTCTTAGGCGCACCGTTTCTTGGTCTGGGACTGACGGCACTACGCAAATAACGTTAACAGCAGGCGCAATCACAGGTACTAATATCGACCTGCGGAATATTGTAATTGCAGGCGCGGCAGCTCCATTCAACGCCTCTTCCTTGGGGTGGGGGGATTGCGGCAACAACTCCGGGGTTACATTTCCTTCTCCCAAGACGGTGTACTGGAATCTTGCCGGAATCAAAAACTGGTATGACGTGGGTTGGGCCACCTCTTCAGGCGGCACTCCCGCAGCGGGAAATTTCCCACTTCCGCAAGACACGGCGGTTTTCGATGACACCGGGAGTGTCACCGGAACGATTACTCTTACCGGGTACAACGTTGGCAACTTGAATATGTCAGCGCGAACGAGCGCTATGACGCTGGCGGTTACTTCGACAGCTCTTCAATGTGGGGACATGACGCTGGGGTCGGGTGTAACAATCACGGGCGCACTTTACTATTACGGAAAATCAGGAGTCGCAACGACAATAACGCGCAATAGCGCAACAATTAACTCGACGCTTAACATCAACAACAGCCCGATCATTTCACTCGGGGATAATTTCGTGGTTAACGCGGCTGTAACGTTCAATTCAGGAACGCTGAGCCTTGGAACCTACAATTTTTCTTGCACTACTTTTACGTCTGGCACCTCCACGCCTCGTACGCTTGCATTTGGTACTGGGGCTATCAATTGCACGGGAACTGGCACCGTTTGGAATGCTTCATCAGTCACCAATCTTACGGTATCGGGTACTCCAGTAGTCAACGTAACAAGTGTTGGATCAACTGGAATTACGATTAGTTCCGGCGGCGCAGAGAACCAAGCCATCAGTTTTAATTTTACTGGCGGGACTTACGCGCTTACGATTTCTGCGGCTGTGTTCAAAGACCTGAATTTTTCAGGGTATTCAGGTGTATTGGTCGCCTTGACAAGTAACGCTACTATTTACGGAAATCTTACGCTGTCGTCCAGCATGACGATAACAGCCGCCTCATTTGGTTTCACCTTCTCCGGGTCCAGCGGCAATAAAACAGTAACAACCAACGGGATCACCGTACAGATTCCTTTCACGTTCAGCGGTGCAGGCTCCACATGGAAGCCAGTTGGCGCTCTGACACTTGGAACGAGCAAGACACTGGCTGTCAGCGCCGGCACGTTTGATTTCGACGGATATACGATCTCGTCAGGCGCTTTTACTATTAGCGCTGGCGCAACGGTAGCTTTTGGGTCTATTGGTTTATATATAACTGGTTCCGGTGCTGTTTTCTCGCAGAGCTCCACTGCGACAGTGACTGGCTTGCGTAATGTGTATTTGACGTATTCCGGCGCAACGGCTACATCAGTTTCTGCGGTCTCGGTTACTGAGGCAAACGCAGTCAACTATTTCATAACTGCCGGGACCTACAGTTTTTCCATCGCTTCCTTGAGTGGGGTTAGGAACTTAGACTTCTACAACTCGGGGGCATCAACATTCACTGGTGTCTGGGCCAACGGAAGCGTTTCGGCAACAATCTACGGCAGCTTGACTCTTAAGTCAGGTATGACTTCCACTGGCACGGGAACGTTTTCGTTTAGCGCGACTAGTGGCGTAAAAACAATCACAAGCGCCGGGGTCACGCATAGCGCTCAGTTCGCGTTTAACGGGGCTGGCGGAACTTGGCAACTTCAGGATGCCCTCTCCACGACAAGCTCAAGCACCAGCGCAATAAACCTTACGACAGGCACGTTCGATGCCAATGGTTACAACGTAACCGTAACGGGTAGTGTGAACATATCAAACGCCAACATCCGGACGCTTGCAATTGGTTCTGGAACCTGGACTGTTGGTGGAGCCTGGACAGCCTCGACGGTAACCAATTTGACGGTTACAGGAACTGGTGTAATCAGCTTGAACAGCGCATCGGCAAAGAGCTTTAATGGCGCTACTTTTTCGTACACCAATATAACGTTAAATCAGGGTGGGGCGGGGACGCTGTCGATAATTGGCGCCAATACCTTCAAGGACATCACCAACAGCTATGCCGCCACTGGCGCCACGACCATCCTGCTGGGCGCAACGCAAACCGTTTCGCAATTTACAGGGGCCGGTGCGTCAGGCAAAGTGCTGACGTTGAACAGCTCGCTTGCCGGAACGCAGAGAACGCTTACCCTTTCGGGCGGCGGTACGGTTTCAACCGACTATCTGAACGTAAAAGACATTGCATTCACTCCCGGACCTGCCGCCAACGGAACAACTCCGTATGTCTGGTATCTGGGGGCAAACTCCATTAACAGCGGCAACAACATCGGCGGGCTGTTTCAAGCCGGCGGAGCAGGTGCTCTCAAGGTCTATCAGATCACCGATACTGCGGCGACATCATGGACTGTTCCTTCCGACTGGAACTCCAGTAGCAACACTGTTCATTTAATTGGTGGCGGCGGTGGAGGTGGCGGCGCTCGTGGCACATCCAGCTCGATCAGGGCGGCTGGTGGCGGTGGCGGTGGTGCCGGCTATCGAGTTGTAACCAATTACTCCTCCTCCCCAGGAGCCACGATTACTGTTGCAGTTGGTGCAGGCGGCACCGCCGGAACCACTTTAGGCGGGACGGGCGGCACAGGCGGTACAACGTCCTGGGCGTCGAGCTCTGCTACTGGAGGTTCTGGAGGCTCTACAACCGCAACACCATCTTCTGCTGGCGGCGCGGGTGGTACTGGCACTTATACCGGCGGCACGGGCGGTCCGGGCGGTTTTACAACTGCATCGTCAACATATGCTGCTGGTGGCGGTGGTGGCGGATCTGCTGGACCCAACGGAAACGGCGGAAACGGCGGCGGCGGTAACATTACAGGAACTATCGGTAGCACTGCCGGTGGCGGTGGTGGTGGTAACGGCGGCGGTACTGCTGGTGCAACTGGTGTTTCTGGGACCGGTGGTGCTGGCGGAAACAACTCCTCTGGTACTGGTGGCGGCGCATCCAACACCGCAGGCACGTTTGGCGGTGGCGGTGGCGGTGGCCTTAACGCCGCCGGTAAGACAGGTGGCATGGGCCTGGAAATTCTGGGCACTGTCGGTTCTGGAGGGGGCTCTGGCGGATCTGCTGGATCGGTCGTGGCGGGTACGGCTGGCGTCAACTATGGTGCCGGCGGAGGTGGTGGATCTCCCAGCAGTTCTACTACAACAGCCGCTGGCGGCGCGGGCGGTCAAGGCTTAATCGTGATCGCGTATGTTCCGTATAACGCTCCGCCTGCACCGGCCAATCAATCCAACTTTATGGCGTTACTTGATGCGGCATGACAATTAATACATACGTATGGAAGTTTGAACGAGGCTGTAAAGCCCGCCCGGTCCAATCTTCCACCGCCTTGGTAAGTATTCACTAACATTCACAGAGCCCCGCTTCGGCGGGGCTTTTTATTTGGAACCCCACCGAAAATAGGCCCTGATTTCCAGCTCCGCGAGGCTCCCATGGAAGGTCAGGTCCATAGCGATTCACAGCCGCAGAGCGGCGTCCAACTCTCAGAGGCACAGCTCGAGCTGATGCTGAACAAAGCAGCCGAATACGGGGCGCGCAAAGCGCTGGCGGACATCGGGCTGCATGACGAAGACGCTGCCAGCGACGTCAGAGAGCTTCGCAGTCTTATCGATACGTGGCGCGACACCAAGCGCACAGCTTGGAAGACATTCGTATCTTGGGGCGTGAAGGGACTACTACTGGCAATCGTTGCTGGACTGTACCTCAAGACCGGACACGGCGCCCACCTACCGAAGTGAGGACACCATTGATCCGCTCACTCTCCTGGCAATGGCAAACGGCGCAGTTGCCGCCGTTAAGAAAGGTTGCCAGCTTTACAAAGAGATCCGCGGAGCAGCCGGCCAGGTTAAAGACGTCCTCAACGACCTCGATAAAACATTCCGAGCACAACACAAGGACAAACCACCAACACCTGAACAGACCAAGCAGTACCACGAGGAGCGCGAGCGGGTTAAGCACGTCGCCAACAGCGACCCCAACGACGTCATATCCCAGGTTGGTGAGCAGCTTGGAACTTTCTTTGACGCATTCGACAAGATCGAGAAGGTTTTCTGGGAAGAAGAGCGTGCCGCAAAGCGCCTTTACACCGGCGATGAGTCGCTGAGTAAGAGGGCTTTGCAGCGTGTTCTGATTCGATCGCGCCTCCAGATGATGGAGACGGAGATTCGAGAACAGATGATCTATCACTCCCCGCCGGAGTTGAAAGATCTGTGGGGTCGATTCGAGAAGATGCGGGCTCAGATCACGGAAGAACAGGAAGCCGCAAGAGCGGAGCAGCACAGGAAAGACGCACTAGCGGCATGGCAACGGCAGCAAATTCGCAACGCGGTAGAGGACAACCTAATTTGGCTGGTCGTGCTGCTACTGGTCGCGGCGGAGGTTATGGGGGTTCTATGGACGATCCTACTGCATCGGCAGAACGCACTGCCCTCCTGGCCGGGACTACCTTCTTGATGGTGCTGGTGCTGGTGCTGTTTCTATTTGTCGTCGGGCTGTACCTGAGCCTCAAGACCGAGCGAGATGTAAACGAGATTCTGAAATCGAAGATTGTTGGGAGATTGATTCAATGCCCGTGAGACTTTTATTGCTGGCTGTATTGGTGCTGGCTGGATGCCAGGACCGATACCGATACTTCTGTCAGAATCCGGACAACTTCGTTCATGAGTCCTGCCAGAAGCCTCGGTGCCAGTTCACCCAAACCTGCCCGGAATACCTCGTGGCCCCCATCCTGGAAAAGAAAATTGAACAACAGCAACAAACCCCAGCTCCCACCGCTAACCCCGGAAGAAATTGAGGTCCGCGTCTGGGCCTTCGTTGTCGGCGTTGTGACGCTGATCCTGGCCGGAATCGTGTTCTTCATGCTGTACAGCGTGACGTTCGTGACGCAGCCGATCAAGTCCATGGCGCCCATCGACCAGGGCTACTTGAAGATGCTCAACGACATCGTACTGCTCATCGTGGGCGGTATCGGCGGCGTCATGAGTAAGAAGGGCGTCAGCGCGATCGCCAACGCTCTCGGCACACCTCCGGCTCCGCCGCCTCCGGCTGCATGCCCGGTACAGGGGGCTCAGCCCCCTCTCCAATCGCCCGTGACCGGCGGGCCGTTTGGAAGTCCGTTTGGCGCGATGCCGGTCTATATCAACCCTGAGTTGGATGAGTCGTGGAGACCGCCGCCCCCGCCGACGACTCCGCCCCACCATCTCGAATCCGATGCTGAGCGCGAAGAGCTCGCAGCAGCCAGGAAGGAGGCCGGAACATGATCGGACTGTTGCCGAATCCGTGGCTCATCCTTGGCGCAATTGCAATCTGGGTTAGCACTTACTTCTACGGACACCATGCCGGCTGGAAGGAGCGCGACCTGGATATGCAAAGCGCCGTCGCTCGCAAGAACGAGGAGTCTCGCAAACGCGAGCAGGACCTGACGAGCAAGCTCAACGACCAATCCGTTCAACTCAAGGAGGCGAACAATGTTCTCGATCAAAAACAGTCTGCTCTTGATCGCGCTATCCGCTCTGGCCGGGTGCGCATCAGCACCCCCACCAGTTGTGTATCAACCGGTCCGGGTGCCCCCGCTCCCAGCGGAGATAGCCCAGAAGCGCCCAGCGAATCTGAGCGACAGACTCTTGCAGCTATTGCAGCCATCGTCGCAGAAGGGGACCGAGCCATCAACCAGCTCAACGCCTGCATCGACGCCTACAACAAAGTAATGGAGTCAGTAAATGGTCAACGCTGAACAGCTTCGACAGCTTCACATCGGGGCTGAATGGGTTGAACCGCTGAACAGTACGTTCGAGCGCTGGGGGATCGTCACTCCCCGTCAGCAAGCGGCGTTCATTGGTCAGTGCGGGCACGAGTGCGGCAGTTTCCGAGTCCTCGAGGAGAACCTGAACTACCGCGCCGCCACGCTGATGAAGCTCTGGCCCAAGCGTTTCCCCACGCTGGAGATTGCAAATGCTTACGCAGGAAACCCCAAGAAGATCGCCAACATGGTTTACGCAAATCGCATGGGCAATCGGGATGAGTCTAGTGGGGATGGCTATCGTTTCCGTGGCCGTGGATGCATCCAACTTACTGGTCATGCAAATTATTTCCATTGTGGGAAGGCTCTGGGAGTTGATCTCGTCATGGAGCCAGACCTGGTAGCAACGCCCCAGTATGCCGCCCTGTCAGCCGGCTGGTTCTGGTCTACCCATGACTGCAACCGCCTGGCAGAAGGGGCGGACTGGGTGGGTCTGACCAAGAAGATCAACGGCGGGACGATCGGTTTGCAGGACCGCGTTTCTCACACCCAGATGGCGCTGGCCCAGATCGATCACTCCAGTGTGATGGCTTAACTCCCAAGGAAAATCGACAAATGAAAGCATCAAGCGTGAAGCGCGAAGGCGGGAAGCTCCAGTACCGGGGTCACGAATTCCCTGGATTTAACAAGCCGGTGAACGCGCCCTCCGGCGACAGCCACAAGAAGATGGTCCTGGCCAAGAAGGGCGACGACGTCAAGCTGGTGAAGTTCGGCCTGCGCGGTATGCAGGATTTCACGCAGCACCACGACGAGAAGCGCCGGGAGAACTACCTGGCCCGCTCCGCAGGCATCAAGGACAAGAACGGCAAGCCCACCAAGGACGATCCGTTCAGCGCCAACCATTGGGCTCGCAAAGAGCTCTGGTGAGGGTTATATGACAGCAATCAGCGTCAAGCAATTCGGAGGCATCAAGCCGATCATCAGCGCCCGACTGCTCGGCGCTAACGAGGCCCAGACCGCGCTCAACGCGAAGCTGGTCTCTGGCTCTCTGTTGCCGATGAAGGGCACCACGACGCTGCAAGCGCTGCAAAGCTCCAATCCGGCGACGATCTACCGTTACGGCACCAGCTCAACGGAAGCCAACTACTGGCTCGAGTTCGCGCAAGACACCGACGTCATGCGCACCCCGATTGCCCAGGACCAGTACGATCGTCTGTACTGGACTGACGGCAATAACGTCCCTCGTTATGCCCCCAACAGCATGATCCTGGCCGCTGGTTCAGGAGCGTATCCGAGGGGGTCTTACAAGCTCGGCATTCCGGCGCCATCATCCGCCCCGGTATTGTCCGGAACCACGGCGGCTGGAACTGCTGACAAGCCAGAGACCCGAACCTACGTCACGACCTACGTGTCGGCGTACGGAGAAGAAGGGCCTCCGTCACCCGCGGCGGACCTGGTCACCATTAAGCCTGACACTGCCGTGACTGTCAGCCTTCCAGGCAATCCGTCTGGCGCTTACAACATCACGCTGGTCCGCATCTACCGGTCATCCACGGTTGGCAGCGCGGCACAGTTCCAGTTCGTGACAGAGGTCCCTGTCGCAAACACCTCGTATACCGACAGCAAAAAGCAGGCTGATCTGGCCGAGGTTTTGCCGTCTACCAATTGGGTCGCCCCTCCGGCTGGGCTCAAGGGTCTGCGCATGATGGCCAACGGCGCAGCAGTCGGCTTTGTAGGGAAAACCCTATATTTCTCGGAGCCGTACCTGCCGCATGCCTGGCCGAATGAGTACCCGATCGACTACGAAATCGTCGGCATCGCCACCTACGGTCAGTACGTGGCGGTCTTGACTACGTCATACCCGTACCTGTTCAGCGGCGTTGACCCTGCCGCCATGAGCTCGAGCAAGATGCCTTTGCCGCAGGCTTGCGTCTCCAAGCGTTCGATTGTGGAGACCGGCAACGGTGTGATCTACGCCTCTCCTGATGGCCTGGTGGAGATCGGTACAACCAACGACGTTGTGACTCGCGGCATCTTTAATCGTGAGCAATGGCAGGATTACGTACCGTCCTCGATCGACGCCTACACCTACAACGGGCGGATCCACTGCTTCTACAACAACGGGACCCGCGGCGTTCTGGTGTTCGACTTCATGGGTCAGGGCGCCGTCCTAACCACGAACGACATCAACACCAGCACAGCGGTGACCGCAGCCTTCTACGACGCCACGGTGGACAAGCTGTACCTGGCTCAGGGCGGCAACATCGTTCGTTTCGACCAGGGCTCCAACCAAACCTTCACCTGGAAAAGCAAACAGTTCCGGATGGACTACCCGCACAACTTCGGGTTTGGTCAAGTCAACGCGTATCAGTACCCGGTGACTTTCAAGCTGTACGCAGACGGCGTATTGAAGATGACGAAAACGGTCCAGAACAACAACCAATTCCGATTGCCGTCGGGCTTCCGTGCTTACGAGTGGGCGTTTCAGCTCGAGGGCACTGGCGAGGTTACCGAGGTGGCGATCTCTGACAGCACCGCAGAATTGAAATCTGTATGACCAGAGAAACTCAGGTTGCATCGATCCCAGATGTTCGTGACGACAACGTCACGGATGTGCTGCGCGCCATTAAGAACGTCCTCCAGGTACGCGAAGGCTTGCTTGGCGACGCGCTCGATCAGTATGTGACCTGGCGAGACCTGACCGATGTTAACTTGGTCGCCTCCGGCGGAACATCGACGCTCACCAACGGAACCAGGGTTCCGGTTGCGAACCCTAATACAGGGGGTGATGGATACGATCCAACGACGGACCTCACAACTCCGTCTCAGCCATCCGGCTTGACGGCCTCCGCCACCTTCTCGAACGTCTACCTTTCCTGGAGTGGAGCCGCTTACCGCAACCACGCCTACACCGAGATCTGGCGCTCCAGCACCAACGTACTTGGCAACGCGGTGTTGATCGGAACATCGATCTCCAACGTCTACGCAGATGCCGCCCAAGAAGGACAAACGTACTACTACTGGATTCGGTTCGTCTCTCAGGCTGACGTCAAAGGTCCTTATAACGCAACATCGGGAACGGCAGCGACCACAGCCACGAGCCCCGCCACGCTGCTCACCTTGCTGACCGGGCAGATCACACAGAGCCAGCTCTACTCAACGCTCAGCAGCCGTATCGACCTGATCGACGCTGCGTCTTCTGTTTCCGGTTCTGTGAATGCCAGGATTGCTGTGGTGCAGAGCCAGGTCAACGACCTTCTTAACACGCCGTCGTACAGCAACTCGACGGCGTATGCCGCCGGCGCCGTCGTAACGTACAACGGTAGCCTTTACCAGGCGCTGCAAGCGACAACTGGCAACCTTCCGACCAATGCTACGTATTGGAAGAAGATCGGGGAATACGCGTCGCTTGGTGATGCTGTGGCGGCACACACCACACAGATCAGCAATCTTCAGTCCGGACTTGACCAGGAGGTCACGGACCGCACACTGCTTGCGTCTCAGATGCGAGGGAGCTACTCCGGCAGTGACATTGCCCAGGTGACGTCCGGCCTGCTCTATGAAGAGCGCACGGCACGGTCAACCGCAGACACCGCCCTCTCGAGCTCGATCTCGTCGCTGTCGTCCACGGTCACCAACAACTACAACACGCTCAACTCCGCGATCACGTCGGAGCAAACGACTCGCAGCACGGCAGACTCGGCTCTGGCGTCAAGCATCTACTCGCTACAGTCCACGGCGTCCGGAATGGAGGTTACCAAGTCCTGGAACTTCGACGCCAACACCGAGGGCTTTGCGGTCAACAACGCGTCGATTTCATGGTCGGCCGGATCGTTGCGGATCAATTCGTCCAACAACGATCCTATTCTTTACACACCGTCCATCAGCCTGGACGGAAGCAAGGGCTATCTCATCCGCGCTCGGATCAAGCGCCTTGCCGGTTCCGCATGGGACGGGAAGATTTACTACACCACCGCGAGCCATGGAGATTCTGAGACGTACCGGGTGCAGATTGCGGATGGGACGGCGACCAATGAGTGGCGCATCCTCGAGTGGGATATGTCGTCCCTCTCGGACTGGACGTCAAGCACGATCCTGGGCATTCGGATAGACCTGGGCGCGAGCTCGTCTGACCAGTTCCTGATCGACTGGATCTCTGTGTCTCGGGTTGCGCCGATGCCTTTGGCGAGCCAGGCCACGCTGCAAACCGATTACTACACCAAGACCGCCACCGACAGCGCGATTGCATCGGCAACGACGAACCTGGTCTCAACGACAACTCTCAATAGCACCCTGTCGTCGTACGTCACGACGGCAGCGCTCACCAACAGCTATTACACCAAGACCGCCACCGACAGCGCAATCAGCTCAGCCAACAGCACCCTGAGCGCATCGATTGCAAGTACGTACCCAACGTCGGTGTCGGTGTCGCAGAACTACTACGCCAAAGCCTCCGGCCAGGCGCTCGAGTCTCAGTACACCGTCAAGATCGACAACAACGGATACGTCAGCGGATTTGGTCTTGCCTCCACTCTATCGAATGGCGCTCCGTCTAGCAGCTTCATGGTGCGGGCTGACACTTTCTCGGTTGTCAATCCGTCTGTTTATCGAGTAAGTGTTTACTCGATTGGTATTAGTTTTAGCGGCAACATCATTTACACGAACTCCGCCCACGGTTTTTCTGTGGGCGACAAGGTCTCGTTCCAAAATGTTTCCGGGTACACCGAGATCTACACAGTTATTGCGGTGAATAGCGGTACCGAGTTCAAGATTGACAGGTTCTCGTACTCGAATGTGACTACAGCCTCGTCGTACGTCGCGAAGGTTGCTGTGCCTTTCATTGTTGACAGCGGTAATGTCTATATTGACACCGCGATCATCAAGGATGCGTCGATCACGACCGCCAAGATCAGCAGCTTGACGGCGGATAAGGTGACGACCGGCAACCTGACGGCAATTGTCAACAACACCGGCACTATGTACGGAGGTGTTGCTGCATACACGATCGATGGCAGCGGGAACTATGTCTCGACCGGTTATACACCTGGCGGATCGTCATTCGGCACTGGCTACCTTCTTGGGGCGTACGGCGGCGCGACGCAGTTCTTCATTGGTTCGCCAACTCAGAACCTGCTGTGGAACGGAACCAGTCTTAGCGTCAAAGGCTCGATCTCAGCGTCCAGCATCAGTGGATCAACGATCTCCGGCGGAACCATTTCTGGAACCACAATCAACGGCACCACAATCACTGGCGGCACGATCAATGGTTCCGATGTTGTCATTGGCAGCAGTCCAGCAATCTCTACGGTCAACAACACCATAATGACCGGAAGCGGAATCCGGCTGTACTCGGACGGGACCGCGGCATTTGGAAACTCTACCACCTCAATGGTATGGAACGGTTCTGGTCTGTACCTGAGCGGCTTGAGCAATGGATCGACCGTCAACATCCCGGGTTCCGCAGCCGGGCTTCTCGGCTTGTCTGGGTACAACAACATCCTGGACTTTACGATTGAACGAGGATCAAAGGTGCTTTTGGGCGTCGCCTATGCAGCAGGCTATTACGCGTTAATTATCGGCGGGCAGGTGCCAAACTACCACTCGGAAATTCAAATTAGTTGGGAACTTTTCAAAGACGGTGTTACCACTGGATCTATCTGGAACATGAGCCAGACTGTTGTGTCTTGGACGTATTTCGGCAATTCGTACGGCTGGACGGTTGAGCTCACTCTTGCTCCTGGAACTTACCATTTGAAAGTGCGGGCTCCAACCGGCAAAGGAAGATTGTGGAATGGCAGTTCGTACGTTCGAGATACCACTGTGGGCTCGCCCTACTATGACGCGTACAACCTTTACGCCATGCAGGCGTTTGTTTACCAAGTGTTGCTCTGACCGTATATGAAGCACTACATCGTTTATGACCCGGCTTCCGGTGAAATTAAATCATCAGGCAGCACCACCGAGGCAATGTTTTGCTCTGAAAGCGGGGACCCAAATCGAGTCATCATGGAGGGGGTTGCGAGCGGAGCAACTCACTACGTTCTTGATGGAGTCATCACCCCGTATACCGAAGAGCAAGCGGCTTCCAAGAGCGCTCAACCCAGCCCTCACCATCGGTGGAGCAATGATACGTTCTCATGGGTTGACACTCTTCCTCCTGGAGCCAGGGAATACGTAGCAGCAGGGGCCGTCCGCACGCAGCGTGACCAGTTGCTTGCCCAATCGGATTGGACTGACACCCTGTCTGCAAAGACTCGCATGGGTGACGCGCTCTACAACGCCTGGCAGGACTACCGCCAGATCCTGCGCGACGTCCCGCAGCAAGCCGGCTTCCCGACCAACGTAGCTTGGCCGGAACCTCCGAGCCCCACCTAAAATCGGCCAGAGGTTTTCCATGCTCGAGCTTCAGGAACCCAATACCAAAGTACTCACCCAACAAATCCCTGATGAGCGGGATGTGGTGATGCTCGCTCGCGAGTTTGCCTTGAGCAAATCCGTTGAGGAGGTGGAGGGCACGATGCTGGGTATGCCGCAAGCCGAGGCTCAGGTCATTCACCGCTTTGGCCCTGGCATCTACATCCGGGAAGTCATCATCCCAGCGGGCATTCTGGCCGTTGGTCACCGTCAGCGTTTCGAGCACATGAACGTGATGCTCAAGGGCCGGGTCACCGTCTTCAACGACAACGGCACGACGACCGAGCTGGTGGCGCCAATGGTCTTTGTAGGCAAGCCTGGTCGGAAGATCGGCTACGTCCACGAGGAAATGGTGTGGCAGAACATCTACGCCACGAACGAGACTGACATCGAGAAGCTCGAGGCGACCTACCTCGAGAAGAGCGATACCTGGAACCAGGACCAGAAAGAGCGAGCAGAAGCGTTGGCCTTGCGGTACGAGGCCGATCGCCAGGATTACCTGGCTTTGCTTGCAGAGGTGGGCATCCCCCACGAGATTGCCAGGGCGCAATCAGAGAACACCGATGACCAAATCCCGATGCCGCTGGGCAGCTACTCGATGATGGTTGCCGACTCTCCGATCGAGGGCAAGGGCGTGTTTGCCACGGCCAACATTTCGGAAGGGGTGGTCATTGCTCCGGCTCGAATTGATGGCAAGCGCACACCCGCTGGCCGGTACACGAATCACTCAGTCGCGCCGAACGCGATCATGGTGAAGCGACCGAACGGCGACATCGACCTCGTAGCCACCCGCCAGATTGCTGGCTGTACCGGTGGCCAGCCTGGAGAGGAAATCACAATCGACTATCGGCAAGCCTTGCGGCTGTCTGGAATCGGGAGTTTGGAATGAGTGGAATTGCAACCGCTATCATAGGGTCGGCAGCCGTCGGATATGCCGCCTCAAATCGAGCGTCTCAAAGAGCTGAAGATGCCGCCAACAATGCGACAGCCGCAGCAGCTCAGTCGGCGTCTGATCAGCTCACGCTCGGCAGAGAGCAGCTAGAGTTCCAGAAGGACTACTACAACAACACGCTCAAGCCGATGCAAGAGCGTGACCTGAAGCTGCGCGAGGATCTTCAGGCCGAGCTCCTGCCGTCTATGCGTCAGCAGCGCGAGTTTGCCCAAGAGCAGAACGACTACTACAAGACGACGTTCAAGCCGATCGAAGAGCAGATGGCAAAGGATGCCACTGGCTACGATTCGCAGGAGAACATCGAGCGCCGCTCCGGGATTGCTGCGGCCAACGTCAACCAGGCTTACTCCAACGCTTCGGGTCAATCCGCTCGCGCTCTGTCGCGTATGGGTATTAACCCTAATAGCGGAGCCTTCGCCCGTGAGAACGCCAAGCTGTACAACAACGAGGCCCTGGCTTCTGCTGGAGCTCAGACCGGCGCAGCCTTCGACACGATGGACAAAGCGATTGCACTGCGTGCTGGCGCGGCGAACTTCGGTCGTAACATGCCTAACACTGCGGCGAACTATTACGGCCTGGGCAACCAGACCGCAGGCGCCTCTTCTGGCGTCTCCAGTGCTGGCGTCAACAACGCCGTGAGCGCGATGAGCCCGACGCTCTCTGCTGGGCAAATCGCTGCTGGTGCCTTCCGTGGTGCGGGCTACGTGATGAACGACGCGTTCGCCAACAACATGCGGATGTACGGCATCCAACAGCAAGGCACGTCCGGCTTATTCAACGGCCTAGGCATGTTTGCCGCGACCAAGATGGGGCAAGACGCATTTGGCAAGCTCGGAAACAATATCAGCAGTTGGTGGAATGGCACCAGCGGAGTACAGGGTTTGGGAACCGTTAACCCGACATCTGGCGAATTCATGGGCTCGCTCGAGTTCGCTGATGGCGGTCATATCGATTCCAAGCGCATGGGCTTGGCTTACGCAAATGGCGGCAAGGTCCACGGACCTGGTGGCCCGGTTGATGACAAGGTCCCGGCTATGCTGAGTGACGGAGAATACGTCATTCCCGCTGATGTCGTGAAAGCGAAGGGCGTTGAGTTCTTCGACAAGCTCAAAGACAAGTATCACACCCCGGCAGTCCTGCAACGCCGCGGTATTGGGAGAACGTAATGGCTGGTATTGGTGTACTTGGAGCTGCTGTCGGCTCGTTTGCCGAAGGCTACATGAAGGGCGAGAAGCATCGCTCCGAGATGGAAGATGCTGAGCTTCGCCGCGAGGCTGCGCGCCTTGGCATCCGCAAGGGCAAGCTGGAGGTTGACGAAGCCGAGAGCAAAGCCGCTGGCCGTCGCAAGATGGAAGAGATCGCGGCAAGGTACAGCCCGTACCTCAATGGCGATGGCGACGAGGCAACTGCTGCCGCCCCTGTAACCGCGATCGCGCCTCCTGGCGGCGGAGAAGCACCCGAGGCTCCCATGCCTGCCGTTGCTCCTGCCCCTCGAGCTGGCGGCATCTCGGTCCCTGGTGCTGCTCCTGCTGTTCCTGCCGCTCCTGCTCAGCCGAAGATGTCTCGCCTGGACGCCATGCAGCGCATGTACAGCGAGATGAACGCTGCCGGACTGGCAAGCGGGAACGTCAGCGTCAAAGACGGACTTGATCTTTCGCTTGGCATGATGAAGCGCTTCCGCGACGCCAAGATGGACGACGCTCTCGCCATCATGCAGGACTTCGCAATCCACGGTGATCCTGCCCGTGCTTCGGCTGAGGCTCAGAGGGCTGGTCTACCCTTACCTCAAGGCGCCACCTGGTCCACCCAAGAGCGCGAAGTGTTCCCCGGCTCGAAGATGAAGACGAAGGACGTCGTCCTGTCCGGTACTGATGGCGTGCCGATCTCGATGCTGGACATTATGTCCAAACGGATGGATCCCAAGGACTTCTTCTCGCGTGAGACGGAAGTCGCAAAAGCCGCCGGCGACCTGGCATACAAGGCTGCTGTCCTGGAAGACCAGAAGTGGTATCACGGTGAGTTGCTCAAGCAGAACGCCAGCCAGCACCAGATCCAGCTCGAGCTCCTCAAGCGCCAGACCGCTGCTGCTGAGCGCCAAGCAGACATCGCCGGCAAGAAGTTCAACTTCGACGCGGTGCAGGCTCGCAACCTGAGCGCGCTGAACGAGGCCACTCGCCTGATCGGTGTACCAAGGGAGCTCACGCCTGAGCAGATGCGTGACTGGACGCCTGACCAGCAGTCTGCTTACGACCAGAAGCGCCAACAGTACAACGCTCGCTTGGGCACGACGCTGTCGATCTACGCACTGAACAACGGTCGCGACACCGAGGGCAAAGAGCTGCTCCCGGTGGCGATAGCTGACCGCGCCAACAACATCGTGGCCAAAGCCATCCAAGAGGGCAAGGTAGATAAGGTCGTGAAGACTGACGACATGGGCCACTCCTACGTGATGGTCGGTGAGCGCAAAGTTGAAGTGCTGCCCCCGAATCGTCCGCAAGCAGCAGACGCCGCTCCTCCAGCGGCTCCAGCGCCGGGTGCTGCGCCGGCTCCCCGCCAGGGCATCCAAACTCCCGGCGCCCCCGCTGCGCCCGCTACACCGCAGGCAATGGTTGAGGCCGAGACACGAGAGATCGAGATGGGTCGCCGTCGCGATTACTCGCCAGAAGCCAAGGCAATCATGCAGAAAATTCAAAGTGACAGAGCGGCTCAAGAGCAGGCCGCTCTTCAGGCGGAGCAACAACGGCAGATTGCTGCTTCGCGCGGTATCGCTGGGCAATATCGGTAATTGAAACTCGCCGCCTTGTGACCGCCGAGAAGCTCGATGTGTCGCCTGGCGGTATAGAAAGGCTGTGAGATGGCTGATTTCGGTCTGAACCTGTTCAAGTCCTCCGACGAGGCATACAAACAGGACGTAGTCCCCAGGGCTCATCCCTCAACCAGTCAGCTAGATCTGACCGACCCGTACGGATGGTCCGCTCCCACGGCAATGCCTGCCGCGCCAGGAGCTCCCGCCGGCGCACCTCCCAAGATGCAGGAAAGCCCTGCGCTCATGGACACGGATCCATACGCATGGGCCAACGCTCCTGCTGCACCCGCATCCCCGAAGGCTCCCGAGCAGGGCGACTTCTCTCGCGGCCTGTCGGTGTCCGGCAAGCAGCTCAAGCAAACGGCGTACGGCACAGCCGCGTTGATCGGTGACACGCTTGGATCTGACACCGTCAAGAACTGGGGCCTGAAGGGTTACCAGGATGCGGAGAAGGAGGTCCAGGCGATCTCCAAAGAATCGGACTCTTTCACCAATGCAGTTCAATCAGGCGAAATCGGCAAGTGGCTCACGTACAGCTCGGGTTACCTCCTGGGCCAGGTCGCTGAGCTCGGCGCGGTATCGCTCGCCGGAGCTACTCTTGGCACTCTCGCTGCTCCTGGTGGCGGCACTGTCGCTGGCGCGGTTG